ATCGCAACAAGAACGAAGAATCCTTTTTGCCTTTTGTTTCCAGCTCGATCATAGTGTTCAATAATTGTTTCGAGCATATCAACTGTTCTGATGCATTCTATTGTTTGCTCCTGGTTCTTTAGCCATTCAATGCATTGATGTGCTGATACAAATTTATCTTCTAGCATAATTCTAAATATTTAGTCTACGTATATTATTTGCTCTTCTATACAGTACTCCCAGAATCTTTTATACTCCTGTTTTTCTTCTTCTGTTCTGGATTTATAATACTCAAATTGTTCTTTGATATTAAATCTTCGCTTCTTACCATATCCCATTAGAATGGAATCGCATTGCTTTAGCTCCTGAAGTGTTGTTATTAGTTTCATTTAAAATTATAATCAACGAAAAGTAATTAAAATCATTCGATAACTGTTGCTACATGGCATATTAAAACGTGCCATAGCTTGTGAGTTGTATGCAAGTGCTTAGTTCAGTTCTTTTAATCAAGTTTGTACTAATTTGACCAAAAAGAAAAGCCACCGCACTTCTATTTTTTCAAAATAGTTTGAGTTGGCGTTTGTACTCATCAAAGGCGTTTAAGCCGTCGGTAAAGTATTCCGTATCTATTTCTATTATATCAAGGCTAAAGCCCTCTATATCACAAGCAATTGCATTCGTGAGGCTTCCTCCGTGCGTGTCTAATATTTGCATGTCCGTTTCCGCAAACTGTTGCAATAACCACCTATACAACTTTACTGGCTTTTGAGTTTGGTGTATTCTTTTTATCTTAATGTCTTTACTAAAATGGTGCATTTTAAATAATAACATCTTTTTTTCAAAACTAGTCCAAGCTAATTCACAATCCGGCATATCATTATTACCGTTAATTTTATCCCATACAACCCAACACTTCGAGCTATGTAAATATTCTATAAAATAATTACCACCCCAAATAATTTGATTTTTACTAACCCTAAAAAGCTGCTCGAAATATTCAAGAGTTGGGATTGCACTATCCCAATCTTTTACAATGTATTCTTTTGCGTTACCTGAGAAATAGCTTTTTCTTTTAGCCGCTCCAATTCCATAAGGCGGGTCAGCTATCGCAAGGTCATAATAATTATCAGGTTTAGTTTTCATAAACTCTATATTATCACAATTATAAAAACAAACCCCTCCCCTTTTTTCTTTTTTACATTCGTTCATTTAATCAAATTTTGTAGGTTAATTTCGCACCAGGCACACAACACGTTATAAAATTAACCCCGGAAAAGGGGTCGCTATCGCTTAATCTTATAACCACCGCTATCTAAAACGGGTCTTTATCCACCTCAAATAATTCCTTTGCCGGGGATGTCAATCCGTAATCTTTTGTAAATGGGCTTCCATATTTATCTGAATATCGGTTTGTGCTGCGATTGAATGTCAATGGAATATCATCCGGGATACCTACAATTTTCTGCTTCTTAATCTTAGCAATACTGATCAGCGAATCCATATTATGCTGATCAGTCAATTTATGCGGCCTGTGAATGAAGATTATATTATCCGCATGATTACTCCACATAGCACCTCCAGCAAGATTAAACACATTAGGACATTTAAGATCCCCAGCATCATCGGTACTGATATTCCCTTTTGGATGTACCAGAATATGATAATAAACATTCTGCTTCTGTGCAAATCGCTTGGCTGTCTGAAGAAATGTACTGATATATCTGTCATCCCTGCCTGAGGTATGCCAATCATTCACTAATTGATTGAACGGATCAACACAAACACCGTCCACACCATGCACTTTTATAACCTGTTCAAAGCGTGAATTAATATAGTCTGGCGTTGGGCTTTCATCTTCAGGAAAAATATAAAAGAACCTTTCCTTTACCCAGTTCATTTGTCGGACATATTCGCCCTCATCCGTTGCACCTTTTGCTGGATACGTCCCCGTTATCATGTGAATAACATCGTTATAAAAGTAGTCAGGCGGGTGCATTTCTGGTGAAAATACTGCAAATTTTTCTTTATTGTTTAGCGCCCTAAGGGCTGCCAGTTGCACGTAAAATGTAGATTTTCCATGATTTCCGATACCACCGAATAACGTAACATCGCCTCTTAATAGTGAATAATGTCCGTTAATATCTTTGAAGTGTGTTGTTTCTCCTGGCTGATAGCCATTGCGGAAACCCTCCAGCATAGAGGCCCGGCAATCATCCAAATAAATTACGTCTTTAACTTGATCCATTGATTTTAGTTTCTAGTTCATCTATCGCAACCGTATTTTTTAATGCTCTTTTTAGTAAATCAAATTCAAATTCCCTCTGATCCTGCTTGTGTAATGCAAATCCCATCTGCATATTATCGTATTCTAATTTATCGATATATGCCTCCCTGTGTGTCCATACCTCCCGCATAGACTTCTTTGCATCTAGTATCAGCTTCTTACCTTGCTCGTCTGTTTTGACTTCATTCAGGCCCCTGAAGGCGTGGCTTAGTCGGGTTGTTAGTTTGTCAAGCATCTATATTCATATTTATTGTTCTCGTTGCCCTTACACATCTGAAATTACATTTACTATACCAGTACCGCCAATTAAAATCGTTATTTTTAGTAAACTCATGTATAGCGTCCCTCTTTATTCTTGAAAACGTTTTATCATATACAATGTCAGTATCTGGCAAGTTTGGATTATTTTGATTTATAACAACCCATCCATATTCTTTAGCTTCTTTCATGTATTTCATATCTTTATTTTTTAGTCATCAAATGTTATCCCTTTGGCTGCAAATTCCTCTAAGGTTGGAAATATAGAATTAGGGTTGCCCTCTTGTTTTTTAATCACTTTCTTTTCAGGTTTTGCATTAATCCATTGGTCAAGCTTATTAGGTCTGGTAATATATTCAGGTGTTAAATATTCCGGGTTTTCCTTTAGGTGTTTAGAATTTCTTGCGTTTGTAATTGCTGTTTTGAAATCAGAATAGTGATTACCTTCTAAAAGCCTTGCATTAAATTGCCCCTCAACTTTATCAGAACCTTTGAATTTTCTATTTGTTATTTCGTTAAATAAAGAAATAAACGCCTTGTATTTTTTATCTTTATTCTCTTTATTCTCCTTCTTAGTTGTGCTACTTGGCTGCTCATCGGCTGCTACTTGGCTGCTACTTGGCTGCTCATCGGCTGCTACTTTGTAGTTGTTCCCATCTTGGTAAGTGTCATAATTACAAATAGTTATAATAGAATAATGGTTGCTACTTTGTATTGATATATTACCCATTTCTTCAAGTTTTTTTATCAATTTGTATATGGTTGAGCCGTCAATAAACAACTCATCTTCTGCTTTGAACCTACCAAATAAAAACTCCCCTCTTTTGATCTTAACTGATTTTTCACCCTTACCAATTTTTACAGGTACAAATTTAGTTTTGAAATTTGCTTTTAATAAGCACCATATCCATATTTTTAAAAGTTTCTGTGAAGCAAAAACTTCGCTTTCAATTAAAGACCTGGATAATAAAATAAATGTATTACTCATAATGTGAAAATAAAAAAGCCTGTTCACTAATAAGGATAGTCCCCCGAGAGGTGGGCTTGCTAGTTACTAAGGCTAATATTTTCATGAATCTCTCGTTTAAGGTTTTACTATCGAGGTAAAGATAAGAATAAAAACGATACGAATTACAAAACCGGATTAATTTATAAATGGAGCGTAAAACCCATTGATGCCGAAGGCTTGATGGGATGTAAGCGACTCCTTTACACTTACATTTTTAATATTTTTGACAATATATCTGTTTTGTATAAATTGGTATGATTTTTGTATTATGTTAGGTATGCTTAAAGGATTAAAATATCGAATATATCCTAATAACTCACAAAAAGAGTTAATTGTCAAACATATTGGCAGTAGTAGATTCGTATATAATTTAGCTCTCGAAACAAAAAACAGTGCATATTTAGGCTCTAAACACAACTTTTCACCTTTCGATTTAATCAAACAACTTCCTGAACTTAAAAAGGAATGTGAGTGGTTGAAGGAAGTAAACAGCCAATCCTTACAGCAATCTATACAGAATATGGATATTGCTTTTAAGAAGTTTTTTAAAGGCTCTGGTTTTCCTAAATTCAAATCAAAACACAAAGGCAGACAATCATTTTCAGTACCACAAAATGTGATAGTTGAAAATAACTTGTTAGTAATTCCTAAGTTTAAGGAGGGTATTGATATTGTTTTGCATCGACCAATTAAAGGAACTATAAAAAGTGCTACTATTAGCGTTACTCCAACAGGAAAGTATTTTGCTTCAATATTGGTTGACACAAATGAAGTTATTCCACAAAAAGCAACAATCAATAAAAGCACTACTATTGGTATTGATTTAGGCATTAAAGATTTTGCTATTACATCTGATGGAGAAGTAATTGAAAATCCTAAAAACCTTCGTAAAGCACAAAGTAAATTAAAATATGTACAGCGTAAATATTCAAAGAACAAAGGCAAGAGAACAAAACAACGTCTTGCCTTACTACATGAAAAAGTAGTCAACAAACGCAAAGATTTTCTACACAAAACATCTATTAAGCTAATTCGTGAGAACCAAACAATTTGCTTAGAGGATTTGAATGTGGCGGGCATGGTTAAAAACCACAATTTAGCACAAGCAATTTCAGACGTAAGCTGGTCAACTTTTGTAACTATGTTAGAATACAAGGCTGACTGGTATGGTAAAAACATCCTAAGAATAGGTCGTTTTGCCCCATCATCAAAGTGTTGTAGTGTCTGTGGATACATCAACAAAGAACTTACACTTAAAGACAGAGAATGGACTTGTCCTAAATGTAATTCTGTTCTTGATAGAGATGTTAATGCTGCCATAAATATTAAATCATTTGCTTTTAAAAATCATTTGAGTGGGGAACACACTCTTAAAAATCAGAACGAACTGCCTCGGTTACGAGGAGTGTTGACTTCTGAAGCCCATCCCATCGCCTCTGGCGTGGGTGGGTAGTTCACTTTAATCTAACAAATAACATCTTGCCGACATACGTTGAATCTAGCTTGCCGGATTTCAGCCATTCGTAAATTGTTTTCGGTGTGACCTGGTTCATTCCGGCATAATCAGCAACGGAATAATACTTTTGTTTTTTTCTTATTAGGGTGTGCATGTTAATCTGTTTTACATTTTTAGTGTCGCAAAAACCTAATCGACGGCACGAATGCTGTCAATTAGGTAAAGCAAATCAATGAATTTTGATGAAGACTTGATTGCAAATATAACGATTCAGAAAGCTGATTGCAAATGTTTTCATGATTATTTTTTCTTATAGACAGAATTAATTACATCTATACATTCGTAATCAATGACTTTTTCTTGCTTCAATTCTCGCATATATCGAAGCACAAGTTTGTACTTTTTTCGATTTATACCAGGGTCATCGCAAATCTTGAAATCTTTGTCCGATTCTTCAAGGCAGTACTCGCAAAGCATATCGCCATTGATTTTTTGGCCCGGACGTATTGCTTTGAAATATCTGATAATTAGCTTTCGGATTGCTTGCTTTGCTGATTGTTTCATAGTTGTTTATTAAAAAGGCAATGATTGATCTTCAGGTGCGCTGTCTGATGCGTTCACCTGATCTGTGGGTTGTGCATCGTTTGACGTTGTTTCGTGCTTAGAAGTGAGCATCTTCATATCACTGCATACGATTTCTGTCATATACTTCTTGTTGCCGTCTTTGTCATCCCACGAACGAGTTGTGATCTTGCCTTCAATGTAAAGTTGATGCCCTTTTTTGACATAGGTTTCGATCACTCCGGCAAGACCTTTCCAGGCTACGATGTTATGCCATTCTGTTTTGGTGACCTTTTCGCCTTCTTTGTTTTTGTATGATTCCGATGTCGCTAAAGTGAAGTTAGTTACCTTCGTTCCGTTTTCGAGTGTTTTCGTTTCGGGTGTTTTGCCAACATTTCCCAGTAGTGTTACTTTGTTTACCATTGTTTTTAGTTTTATGTGTGATTAATTTGATTCTTAATAAACGGATACCCGTCTCAGAGCATCCGTATCAGCCCATTTGCAAAAAAGACAATCAACGTTAGTTTATGTATTTATATAGGCATATCTTTATGATTGGAAATTAAATCTGATTTGTGTGTTCATTAATTCAGCATAGTTGAATTTCTGCTTCAGCGAATCAGCGATTGTTACCTGCTCGTTTGAAACAGTCTTCACCTTATTATTGTAGATTGTCACATATTGCATGACAGTAATTCTGTTCATAACAAAGTCGATTCCTTTCGGCGTGATGCGATAGTGTCCATTACGATCAGACCAGTCTTCACGAAGTTCAATCTTGCTTTCGATTAATCCAAAGAAACGAAGCTTTGAAAATTCAGTTACGCTTTTTGATGGAATATTGTTTGCCTCGAAATAATCATTGACATGAAAGAAGTCACGATTGCCTGATTTGCACATCAAGATCAGCGCATAGGTCATAGAGGCTGTCAGGTTGCGTCTGTATCGTTTTGCGAATCTGCCACAGCAAGGGCAAGTGATGCCGTTCTGGAGGCCGGAATTAAGTTCAAACTTTGCTTCTGAAAGTGTTTTCTGCTTTGCTGAAACATTCATGACTTCGTAGATGATTTCGTCAATCTCATTATCAATAAGAATCAAGTTATGATTTTCGTGAAAGTAATTGAATAATGCTTGCCTGTTCATATCAGTTCTGGGTTTTGATGGATGTTACCATGAATAATATAATATTTACTGCCCAGCTTTTTCATTTGACACCAATCAAAAATCTCTCCTTCATTGCCTAGTTTACCATCTTCCCAACAAGTCCAGCAACAAAAATCATTATTCCATTTAACCTCATGAGCTGGGTCAGTTTCAAATGAAATTACATCCCCCTCGTATATCTCTGTCCCGTTCTTGTCCTTGAGGCCGGTATACTGCATGAGTGGGGTAGTATTGTCATAAGCATACCATTTCCAAAATCCAAACGATGGTGGGTTTTCTGAATACTCCATGCTATTGTTTTCTTTATCCCACGCTCTAAATTTTATCTCTCTCATAATTGCTTATTTTAGTAAAGGTAACTTTCAAGTTTACGATAAACGAATTCTGAATCTTCATTCAATTCATCAAGTTCCGAATCAGTCAGTTTTCTGCCGTTGATTTCAGCAGATGATATGAATGCGTCTGTATAGTCGGGATGATCTTTATAGCTGATCCCTTCAAATTCGATGTTGTCAATTTCTTCAATGTTCATTGTTTTTATTTTGATGTGAAATAATCTTTGATGGTTTGAAATATAACGCCACGTTGTTTGATTCTTGATATAACAGCCTCGTCCCTTTTGATTCTAAACTTAATCACTTCTGACGGCTTTACGTTTCTTGCATAATTGACCTCATCATCGTAGGAATAAACGACCAGAAACGCCATTGTTGCAGAATCTAATTCAGTGCAATATAATTGCTCCTGCACTTGGTTGTAATATTTTTTATACCTCTTTTCTATGAAGGCAACACCACCAGTATTGTCATTTCTAAATGGTTCTAAATTCAGAAAGTCATTGAATGCACACGTTTTCAGCTCTTCAAAATCAACGACCTCCGAATTGCTTAGTTTTGCAAAGTCGATTGAACACTTGAAAACGTCCATTTCCTTTGATGTGCTTCTTACTTGCTCATAATAATCATCTGGCAATGTCAGAAAGTATCGTTCTTCAAGTATAGCGCCCGTTCTTAACGCATCTATCGGGCTTGCTTTTGAATTCCAGTGTGGTTTTTCATCGCTAACGAATTTCTGAAGAAGTCTTGCGTGGGCTTTGGTTTGTAGTCCGGCCATAAGGCTGGAGACGTCACCGCTTCCAATGTACATGGTTTTCATTATATAATGTTTTTAGCTTTCCACTGATTGTAAACTATACCGATGTTTTCATCTGTTAGGTCAGTTGTTGATGTGACACCGAAATGTGATAAAACATTATGCTGCAATATTTCATCTCTTAGGCAGGCATCTAAAACAGCGACTTTCTTTTTGTCGATTGTTACCGTTTTGACGTCTTCGCTTTTTTCTGCGTCAGGATCTTCTCCGGTTGCTATCTTGTAAGCATTTAGGAGTGCGTATTTTCTTGCATACGTTGATGCTTTGCCGAATCCCTTATCGCCATTGTCAAGACCTTTGCCATAAGATTCAATATCAACGAAGTCTTCTACCTTGTCCAAATCAATGATACGCAATGTCATCTTAATGTCATTGATATGTACGATTGATTCCTTGCCGTTCTTTACGACTTTCAATACTTCAGAATGTACACATTCCTGCTTGATCGGAATTGACAGAAGATTATACTTTGTTTCTGCTTTCTTTACTTGCAGCGTGACTGCATTGTCAGATACAGCCTTATAGCTGTATGAACCAGAACCGACGGTCATATCCTTCTCGATGTTCATTACTTCGTTGGATACCGCCTGAATTTTCTGGTAAAGGTTTAATTTTGTTTCCATTTTAAAATATATTTATTTTCAATTCGTTTGCATCTGTCAAGTCAATGTAGAATGATGTACATCCGGAAGATTCACCACTTTCAATGCATGCCCTGATAACTACTGACGACACCATTTGCATCTTGCAGTCTGTGTCAATTACTTCGACGCAAGCACGATTCACCGATGTCTTGCTGAACATGACCGGAACTTCTTTGTGAAAGTCCCGCACTCTGATTTCATAGTCATCGACAAGCGTCAAGTTTTCGAATGAGTCTTTGATCTTCTTTGCTACGGTTTGGGCTGTTGTGATTCTCATTGCTTTGCGTTTTATAAATTCTGAATAAATGTGATGGCAACCTTTGAGCATTTTACAAAATCACCTTTGATACCGCCTTTTGGAGCGTCGTTTCCGAGGGTGAATTTATAGTTTTGCGCTTTCAAGATAGATGTTATTGTTGATTCCGCTGAGTGCGCGCTTATGAATCTTCCGCTTCCGGTGTAGTAGCCAACATATATCTTACCATCTCTGAATGAGCAGTTCTTGATCATATTAATAACACTTTTGTTGATTTCGCCTTTTGCCGTTAGGATCAGTTTTTTAGTTTTTGTTTTCATCGTTTTGCGTTTTTATGAATTTATTAATATTATATTTCAAATCTGATATAAGGATTAGTCGTAAACTCATACATATTGAAGTTGCGGTCGTTGAATTTCACCCCATTCCATATTCCAAAAATACTGCCGTTCACTTTATTAATCGCGTCCAAGATTTCGTCAGGGTTTCCGCTGCCTACATATGTAGTAGAACCTTCATAATTATAACGTGAACTCCTTGATTCTTTATGCTGAAAGTATCCGACTGGATTACCATTCTCATCGTTGATGTAGATTCTGAAGTTTTTCCAAGTTTTGGCTGTGTAAGTTTTCATGGTGTTTTGCGTTTGTTTGATAAGACAAATATACAATATTTGAGCACGCAAGTCAATAGAGCGAGGACATTTAGAATGATTCTAAATAGATTGAATGGCTTGAAAACACTAACACTGTAGGCATACAGTGCTTATTTAGAATGATTATAGATTTACAGAAGTTTGAAATCGAAACCGACAGTAATGAAGTTTTCTGTGAACGTTCGCTGGTATCCTATTGAAAGCCCCCAATTTGCAACACATCCATCAGCGGCTTTGGCGGTTAATAATCCCCGGCGCCTAATAGCATCGGGGTTATTTTTTGTATGAATGTTATTCAGATAACAAAGCCCCGATGCCAAAACCTATTAATCCAGCCCCGATCATCCCCCATGTCCTTCTACGTTTCTTTTTCTTCTGCAGACTTATCAATATATCTTTATTCTCAATAGTTTCCATATTAATAAGATATCGTTCATCCTGAGAGGTATGAATAGCCACGAGCGTATGAATCTCTTTGCGTTGCTCGTTAATCTTTAATTCATGAATATTGATTTGACTTACCAGCTCGATCCTTTCAGCTGTCAAGGCACTATGGCCAGCAAAGATTTGATTTGTTCGCTTCAGGTGTCCCGGTATCAATGCAACATAGATACGATTATCAACAGGGATGATCCGGGGCAAGGTGTCGGCCTCGATATATTCGGCAAAATATTCAACATCTTCTGTGATAGTATTATTTGTAATCACAATAATTTCCTGTTCATGTTCCACCTGGATCATGGCTATACGAATTTTGCTATCTTCAAGTTCAATGTCAAGGCTGTCAATCTTTGCCTTATAAATAGGGATAAGTGCTAGTGAATCTTTGATGCCCTGGCTTAGTTCTTTCTCCTTCTCTACAAGCACTTCGATTACATCCTGTGTATCGCCCATTATCTTACTAAGCTGGCTTCTACCGAAAATAGTAAAAGCAAGAATGATAATCAATATTGCGATAAATATATGGCTCCCTGTTATTTTCATAATCGAATAGTTTTATTTGGCAATCATCTATACCGTGGCTTATATTGGATGTGAATGTGGTTATTTTCTAAAAGCACATCGTAATCAATATTCAATCTGTTCTTAATTTCCGCCTGTATTTCCTTATCCTTCTTATGATATATCCTGCAATCAAAAGCATTGCCCGTATAATGGTTTGAGGTTAAATGATGTTTTCCGTCTGTTACAGAGGTTATCACAAAATCATAACCATACTGCTTATAGACCTCGTTAGCTACCATCATAGCCAACAAAATTTCAGGCCTCATTCCGGCTGTCTTTATGGTATTATTTTTTATCCTCATTTCTTTGCCTATTCTCATCTGTCATAATCTGAGTTTTATCGGAGGAGCTTTTTGATGAGCCATAAAAATATTGAAGCACGAGTAAAAATCCCGAGCCGACGATGCCAGTCATCATATATACCACCTTCTCATTTGCCGCTGGCATCTCAGCGAATAGCATCACGCCTATAAGTCCAATAAATAGGCACACGACTATTGCGCCCAGCACGTACATATAGATTTCTTTTCTTGTATTTTTCATTTTTATATTGTTTTAAGGTTTTTTCTTTTGGGGAAATATGTTATCGAGCCATCTCTTGACCAGCCAACCAATGGCACCTCCAATGATACCACCAATGGCTATCATGATAATCGCTTCACACCATTGGTAAAAGGTCATCCATAGTAAGTTGGGATTATTGACGGTTCGCTCTAAAACATACATACTACCGCCAAATCCACCGGCCACAGGAAAAAGGTTGTCAATAAACTTACTGATCATAGTTGTTATCATTAATTATGTTATTGTTCGATGTCGGTCATTCATCTGTATTAATAATTTAAAATTTGAAGGTCATATTATTAATTTATCCAAGTTATAAAGTGTTGTCCCCATATTGACCAAGCTACCGATACGGCCATAAATACATAAAATTCCGCCTTCCAAAACCTTTGATCTTTGCCCCCGCAATAGGACCATCTGAAATTCGTTCCTTCGTATTTGTTTCTGGTTAAATTTATCGTAGTATCGTACATATATTTTCCGACCACCAAAGACAAGGGTAAGCCTAACAGTAATCCATGCCACAATTCCATCAAGTATGGAGGGTATATAACCGCTAGCCCCCAATTGAAGAATACAAGCCCTCCTATGGCCACCAGTCCAAGCCTAATCCACCAGCCGACTGAGTGCCATAGCTTGCCAGTGTCTGCACCATGTTTCCAAGCTATTATTAAGCCATTCCAGTAAGCTGTTAATATGATTAGTAAGTATATCATTCTGTTAAGGTGTTTAAGTTGGCAGCAGTCCAATAATCTTTATCCATTATAATATTGCTTGTTTTTCCGAGTTCAAAACTTGCCCCTAAGCTGATATCGGTAATGGCATCAAAGGCAGCATCCAGGGTAATCACTTCGCTTGCACCATCTTTGGATATTATCGCAGCCGTTCCGCTCCATGTAATTGCTATTCTGGTCGTGCTTGACGTGCTTGCCGTTCCTATTAATTCAGTCGAATGGTGGTCGTACCATTGCCACGTTTCATCAGCATTAAATCGCAGTCCTAATTCATCGCCCCCGCCTGTGTCTTCAAACAACCACAAATCTTTACCAGTACCCACATCACCCGAAACCTCGAAATAAATCATTCCCGTAGTCGAGCCTAATATTACACTTGATTGTAGTGTTGCCAAATCAATCGCATCCGCACCCCTTGTTGTCGTGCTTCCCTCTGTTCCTTGCATTAAACTTGTTGCATAAAAAGCCTCTGTCTGTGCCATTGCGATATAAACAGCATCGCCACTTGTTGCTAGTTTTAATCCTATCTGTGTGCCGGTAGCACTTGCCTCGAATCGTTGCCAACTACCTGTAACTGTAATCGGTATATCTGTTTCTGAAGGGTCAATCAATGATACTACACCAGTCCCTGTTGCCCTCTTCACATAGATTGAGTTTGTTCGTGCTGCCGAGCCTAATGGTGTTGCTAATTTAATATATCCATCATTAGCACTTGCCACTAGTTTGTAACTTTCAAGCAAATAATCGGATGAGGGGGAGGGGAAGCCTGTTACTTCTTGTAATTCAAGAGTTGTAATATCTGTAACACCTATCGAATTAACTCTTAGATAAAAATTAGTTGCGGTTGCTTCACAATAGAAGATTTCATCGAAAGTTCCAGACATTGATGGAGAATGACTTACATTCTGTAATTGAATAATTGTTGATGTTGTGCTACCTGCAATCCTTATCTTATAAAACCCCCCTATTGTCATAACCGCTTTATAAACTCCAACAAAGGCTGCTGTGGTTGTGAAGCTATTAGCATCATCAATAGTTACGTCAGTTGTTGCTGTCCAGCCACTTGTAAAATCCCATCCACTTAATATATCTACCCCTGCCGTAGAAGGGTCGCCCTCAATTGTAGCACCTGATTTTGTCCAATAGGCGTTTCCAAAACTTCTCGGATAGGTGATAAGATTCGTATCTGCTGGCTCAAGTAAAGTAACAGGCTTGCCACTTGAATAATCTATCCCTGCTATATTCGCTGCCACGCTTTCAAGTAATCCGTTCTCGTTTACTATCGTTTTGGCTGTGTTTCTTACTACGGTGAAATCTCCAGTACCACTAGTTGGCAATACTGAATACAACTTACTTGTTTTATAAGCAGAAGGTGTCATCATCAAAACTGCATTATCAAGCACACCCGCTGCTCTTGTTATTGCAATATTATTATCTACATTAGATATATCTATAAGTGTCCCATCATCAGCTAAGACTCTAGCCTTATAGTTTATAGAAATAGTGTCTAAAGGTGCTAACATCTGCATCATCTGTTGTTGAGAAAACCCAACAATAGATAATAAAGCCAATAATATAGTTAGTAGTTTTTTCATATCTTAATACTCTTGTCCATAAATTAAATAAACCTTTGTATTTGTTCCATCATTAGCACAAGTATAGGTTATACTACTTGACATACTTGCTGTCATAACAGGTGTGCTCCCTAATATTACTTCGGTTAATCCAGTTGTGCCTGCATCAGAATAAGTATTAATTGTTACTGAAGAAGGTAACGCATTTATGTTTAGGAATATAGTACCCTGCAAGCCATCAGATAAGTTGTGTATGCTTATCGTAACAGCATTAGCTGTATTTAACGCATAAGCACCTATGTCGCCACTAGCAGCATCGTGTGTGAATGAAGCTGCCTTGCTTCCACTTTGTACTGTATTGATTTGTGTTGTAGCTTTAAATGAACCATTTGCGATTATATCTTCTGTATATGTTGTCCATGGTAATGTAGCAGATATTCCATTCCCTCCTAATATTACTGTTCCAATTCCTGCTACACTTATTTCATTGTTCTTGCCTGCGAATATGCCAGAGTTTGCTCCTGCTGCGTCTTTGTTTCCTTGTCCACCTGTTACTTGTTGGTGTGCAAATGAAACTTGTCCTGATGCGACTACGGTATCACATTCGTAACCACCCCCTCCGGCATGAGAATACTCTCCACTTGCTTCAGTATATTCCCCTTGTGAGTGTGAAGCTAGTCCAGAAGCAATAGTATATGAACCTTCCGCATGTGAAGTTAATCCAGATGCCCTTGTTGCCCCCCCTTCTGCATGAGAATTACTACCACCAGCTATTGTACTAACACCTTCCGCGTATGAATTTACACCACTAGCAGTTGTATTAGAACCTGTTGCAAATGAATAATCACCTGTCGCTCCATATACAGAACTTGCTGTATTTGAATAACTCAAATCTTTAGCTTGATCTCCTATATCTCCATAATTGGCAGCAATCCTGCCAAGCATTCGCCATCCTGTATTACCACCCTCGGTTATCTTTTCAAGCTGGGATACTGATACCGAAATAGCACCATAGACAGCCCCTGAGGTAGGTAGCCTAGTATCACTATCCGTCAATGCAGTTTCGATAGTATCCGCAGCCACATCGTCAGAATTGGATAATCCAAAGCTACCTAGAATAGTGACCGTATCATTCGCATCTTCTCCGATGGTCAGCTTTCCGATAGTATATAACTTTCCACATATATACGCATTGTTCCAATATTTTGTAGCCGACCCAATATCGTAACTGCAATTAACATCAGGCAGCAATGCACCGCCAACAGTCAGGTCACCTTTGATTTGCATATCGAAAGGATAAACAGCCTGACCGAACATTACTGATGAAGATATAAGAAGAATAAATAATATTAATATTTTTTTCATAACGTTATGATATTATAATTTCTGAGATATAAATTTTTGCATTCGCATAAGCAGCATTAGAAGTCAGCGTGAAGGTAGTTGTTGACTTCGCTGTGACGAATAAAGGAATCAAAGCACCTACACTGCTAAACGCCTGTATTGTGAAGTCCACGTGGCCGAAACCATGGGCGTATGCCTTTGTCCCTAATTCGATTCCTGTGTATGGTGTTGTTGACACCGTGACAAGCTCCGTTCGCTTTGTTAGTCGGGTGAAACTGCTCGCGTTCCAAGCCGCTGCCGCGACATCTGCTTCAGCACACCATATTTCATATCCATATGTCTTATCTCCTTTTACGATCAAATTACCGTCAAGATAAGGCCTTGTCGCATCGAATAGAATACCGCCAACAGACTTTAATAAATCTGTCAAGATGACATTCATCTGCGATCCTGTTATAGTATTCGCATTGTTAGTGTTGATGTAGGCGTCAAGATATGTTTTCAGCGTTGTGTATGACATAGTTTAAAAATTTTGCGGGTAAAAGTCCAATTCTTCATATTTTAATGCGACGTCAATCTGAAATAGATCATTCGCAACTTCTTTAACTTCTGGTGTGATTCGTTCAAGTGCCAGGAATGTGCCAGCAGGAGTTTTAATCGAAACCTGATTACACCGACTGATGTATTTTTGAACGATATTCTTGTCTGATGTCTTCAAGAAAAACCTTGCATTCAATGTTCTAAATGAAAATGACCGACTGACAACCTCAACAGCTCCGACTTCTGATTTCTGCTCTTCGACTTCTGTCACTTCATATTTTGGCAACAGTTCAGAATACAGCGTCATACCATTATACCCATTGTCATCCCACTCTGCATCAATAGAAATTGTGCCCGCTGCTGTTGCGTGCGATAATGTCAGTTGAACAAGTTGTGCCTGCTCGTATTCTGTTTGTATTTGGTCGCTTTCTAAAAATTCATTCACTGGAAACTTCAAATCCTGATAGTTGTCCTGGTTAATGTCGAAGTACTCAATTTCGTATGTCCCTAACTCGGTAGTGTCCTCAATATTATAGGTGACGTTCAAAACGTGTGCCTGATGAACAATATCGTCCTGAGTTGTGATAAACACACGCTTTGCAAATTTGATCAGTTCAGCATTCACATATTCGTTTGCTTGAATCCTGATCTTATATTTGTCATAAGCTATTGTCTGTACTGTACGTTCACGAAAATTCTGGTCAACGATCGTCTGCCATTGATCATCAGTAACAAATATTTCACTGTGATAGCCGATGCGAATGACGCGCAAAATAGTGTACATCTTATCAATGTACGCGTGATCCGGATATATTGTCGGAAGACCACTAATCGCTATTTTTACAGCTATATTTGTCATTTGTAGAAATCTTCGTTAAAATCGTTATTCGGTGACACATTCGCAAAGTCACCGGCTATTGTCACCACCTGCGAGCAGTCTCCAATAAATAAGAAAGGTTCACTGATATATTCTGAATTATCAGAAAGTTTGATATAATACTCGCAAAGCTGCGAGGGCAAAGTTGTGGCCGGGAATCGTTCAGCACGATAATACATCGTATTCTTAGCATCACCAACAACAAGGTCAATCAACGATGTCGATAGTGTTTCGATGTTGGCTGTGTCAATAGTCTTAAAAGCTCCCCTCACTGTGATTGGCCTGACTTTGAATTCAGACACCGTGATTGCTGAAATAGATTTTACAAGGCCGTCGTAAGTGAACGAGGGAAGGGTCAGGTAAGGGTTGCGCTGGGTCGACCATGCAGCATTATAGAAGTTTCGTGCAAGCAAAAAACTTTGCTGATGACTGATCGGCATTATTTTTAAAAATCCGCTCATATGAAATCCCCTTTCAGTTCAGGCATTGAGCCGTCAAGCTTTATCGACAGGCTTCTAAATTCAATATTTCCCTTGTTACTGATAATTAACTTTTCTTCGTCAATTGCCGTAACATCGTATAAAGGTACGCCAACTTCTTGACTTTTATCCTTTAATCGCTGAAGACTTGTCAACACGACCTCTTCACCATTGACCTCGATCACACTGTCAGGCATCTCATACTGCGCGTGGCCCGCGTCAAGATTTGCGATTGACAGTTCTGCGTTGGCAATCTGATCACTTGTCAGCGCACCCTCACGAATACGGCAATTAAACACTTCGCGCTTGATTGACATATCTTCGATCGTGAATGAAGAAATCCCATCTGCGATTATGGTTATAGCGGCAATACTATTATAATTATCTTCAGAAATTGAATAGAACGTATTTATCCCTGACTCAAGAGGTATTCCACTAATGTTAACAGAATTAGAAAAAGTAACCATTGGGGCATTCCCGGTTAACGCTGTCAGATTCAAAGTAACCTTATAAACATATCCCGCGATAGTGGAAAAGGCAATTGAATTGGCCAATGCCCATGAAGAAGTATTCTGAGCCGTCAACGTTCCAGCAGCAAAGCTGAATGATTCAAAGCCTACATTTGTCATACCTGTTAGCAAATCAATATCGTCCGTCCTTAATGGTTCTGCTGATATCAATGCAAACTCATTGTCTGATGATTCAGGATATGATTCACCTTGTAAGTCCAGGATATGCCATACGTCATAAAAGAATGAATCATCTGTGATTTTCTCTTCCTCGACAACATTGTCAAGTGTTGGAATCAATATCGGTTCGCCTATAAAATCAAAGTTTCCAGCCTCGGCGGCTTCACGTTCTAATCTATTGAACTTCTTTACTGTGTTATATTTCCATACGTCTCTGACTGCATAATTTCTGCCATTAACATCTGTCAGGTCAAGTGTGCCGACTGCATAGTTGACTTCTGATCTATGCTTTAATCTGAAGTAGTATATCGTGCTGATCTTTTCTAACCGCCAATATATCTTGAACTTATCACGAAGCATCTTCATAAGTTTCTCGAAAGTGATGTTTCCAAATTCAGCGATTGTCGGTGTTTGAACGCCGCCTAATGTCATCATGTCAGCGATGTTGATCATCAACAAAAATTGAAGGTCTTCATTGCCGTCAAGATATGTGAATGAATCAGTATCAAATTGAATAGACGAATCTATCTCGTTGACAAGAAACTTTATAACCTCGTTTAGATGCCTGAATCTATCGAAGTTGATCGGTGAACTCCCATAATACACACCGTTCTTCAAAAGTAATCCAATGTCACTGTTTTCGTCAATCGCTGTGATCGTATATTCAACGCCGTCAATAGATATAATTTCATTTACATGATTTGTCACTCCTGCATTCACTGCATGTTCAAGTAAATCTGTTATTATCACAGAATCAAAACCACCATCAACCCATGACCTGGCAATTGTCTTTGTGCCATTTGAATGCGATTCTATTATAATCCATCCGTCTGTACCGTCAAACAGATCAGCGATATGGTCAGGATATATTTTTTCCTCACGTGCATAGACTTGAAGTATTGGCGATGACGTAGCCCAGTAATACCATGAAGCACCTTGCGTGAATGTATCAGTTGAAAAGGTCAACCTGCTTTGTGTCGGCTCGACATCACATTTAACCCCTCCAAGTGTATTCAGGATATTGACCTTTTTTGTCTTGTCGGTCATCAATATCATGTACTCGTCATCTGTTTCAGCTTTCAGTATGCAGGCATTTTCTTTATATTCACCCCAAAGATTCAGATCACCAATATATTGAATCGATTCGTTTCCGCTGTTATCCGTATGTGTAATTCTTATTTTAATCTTCGCTGTTAATAGTCGAAGGATATTTAATGCCGTGAACACCTTGCCAAGAAATTCAATCGAACCAGTCATCTTCAGCCGTGCAAAAATTTGATCACCCTCAAGATCCTTGCTGAGGCCTGCACTATCCTTTGAGCAGTCAACTTCAAGGTAGTCTCCGTTCACAACGGGTGACGTTAGACTTGTGATATTTAGTTCAACTTTATACATGCGTTATTTTGTCGCCTTTCAAATTATATGTTGATTTTCCTTCGTTGAATCTGAATCGTCCGAGCAGGTCATTTGTTTGTCTCGACACACCGATCTGCTGACGCTGCAAGTCTTCGAGTTTGCCTGTCTCAAATCTATCGTTATACATGCGTAATCTTCTATCAGACATAGACATTGTTGCAAGCCTTTCTTGTAATCCTTTATTTGGTACGACTTCAGTCCCTTTTTCAAGATACCGCATTTCAGCCTGATCACCGGTGAATGAAACTTCGCCTGATGGGCTGATCAACATTTCTGTTTTCCCACCTTCACCTACAACCGCATATCCTGATTCGGGTTTTGACTTCACGCCTTTTTCAAATTGAGGCACTGGGCGTGCAGCTATCAAGGCCGTGTTAACCGCACCTAAAGCGGCAGCAAGTATGATGAATGGAAACATTGCCGGAGGGCCGAGCGTTGCAGCCTGCATGACAGCTATTCCGGTTCTATTCAATGAATCAAAGATTGCTTTCTTTTTGTCTGCCTTTGCTTGTTTTGTTTTCGCTTCTGCTTCTTTCTTATCGTACTTCTTATTGATTGCGTCAATCTTTGCCTGGTTGTCACCGACAAGACTTAGTTCATATTCGCGAAGTGCTGAATTGTCATCCCGTTCTTTGTCGCGCTTGATTTGTCCGGCTTCAAATACCGCATCTGCAATTTCACTTACAGCAGAAGCATACTGAATATACATCTGCATTTTTTGTGCAAACTTGTCTCGTTCTAGCTCAAGTGATCGGGCAGTATATTCACCTTCCTGAATCTCATTATTTTCATACATGATATCAAGCTGCGCCTGCCTACCTTCATACGTCTGCATCCACTGCTCCGCATAATACTGCGTGTCTGTTCTGACTTGAACGATTTCGGGTGACTCGTCGGAACCTGCATCAATGTCAAGCGTCATCGCCTCATCCTGCCCTTTTGACAGCCTTAATGCCTTCGCCTGGGCCTCTATCGCTTTGGTTTGCTCTTCTATCGATTTAGTTTGTGCAATTATTATCGGAGTTGTGACAACTGTTTTTTTCCCAACAGCACCAGTCAGTAAAGCACTTTCAGCTATTAATTCATTCGCTTCTTTTGTTAATTCTGTTCTTCTTACCGCTGCATCTGAATATTCATCAATAAGTAATCTGCCAGTTCTAGTAACTCCATTCAATAATACTTGATTATCTACGCTACCAGTGGCATCATTATTATCACGATGTGCCTCAGTTAATTTGTATAATGATATCTTTGATTCATCTTGCAGCGCTTTTGCTTTCTCCTGCACTGTAAGACCCTCAACTTGCACTTCGATATATTTTGAATAAGCGGAGTTAACTGACCTTGTAATGTCTCTTTGCCTTGTAAATAGCTCTGTATTTTCTTTTGTCTTTTCAGCCAACTCTTCTTGTACAACCGAAATAGCAATTCGCTTTTCATATTCTTTATTTACATCCTGCAATATGCCAACCAACTGATTGTTTGATACTGACTCGGCATCAATATTACCAACCAAGTCTGGATAATTAGCAATCAGTTCACTGAGTAATGATGCCCTAATTTCATTATCCTCATTTAGTGATGTAATCGAACTAATTAAATTAACGACTTCGGCCTGCTCATCCATCATTAAATCGGTCTGCGTTTTCACAACTGTCATCGAATCATTAATGGCAGTAATAAATGATGTAAAGCCGCGAACCGATTCCCTGATTGGTCTATTCAGACCGTCCATGATTGTCAAACCCAAACCAGCCATAGCGCTTTTCGCCTTATCAGAATCACCTGCAAGGTTGTCACGCATAATGTCAGCCATACGTTTCGCTGCTCCTGCCGAATTTTCATAACTGATTGCTAGCGCATCAACTGCGTCCTCGTTTTCTGATAAAATCAAGCCAGCAACCGCTCCACGTTTACCGAACATTTCAAGGGCAGTCGAGTTTTTGTTTGTTGAATTTTCAATCTTCTCCATTGCCTCATTCCATGTCAGTCCCGTCTTTGATAGCTCAAGATACATATTCCTTAATGATGTTCCAGACTTAGAAGCATCTAATCCGCTATCCACAAGTATTGACAACTTAGCTACTGATTCCTCTATGCTGTCACCAAACGCCCTAGCAGTCGGTGAGACATCACTCATCGCTGTTTCAAACTTGGTAATATCAAGGGCTGAGCTAGAAAATGATAGAGCCATAACATCCACTATTCTGCCCATGTCTTTGGCCTCTAAGCCGAACCCTTTCATCGTTTTAGCGGCAGTGCTGGCGGCTTGTGATAAATCGGCATCAGCCGCTGTGCTCATATCTATAATAGCGTCAGTGACCTTTAATATTTCCGGAGCAGTCAGTCCTAGCTTACCTAACTCCACTTGTAGCCCTGCAACCTGTGAAGCAGTCTTTTCAGTATTTGCGCCTAATGTTTTTGCATTTTGTGATAACGCTGCCATTTGAGAACCTGCGGCTCCCGTGACTGCCTTCACCTTAGACATCTGCTTTTCAAACTCAGAGCCTAAACCAATAAGATTTCCAAGACCTTGTATGATAGCGCGACCTCCAAGCATAACACCGAATGTGCCTAATACTTTCGTGAAGCCACTTAACGCTGATTTGTAGTTTCCTACATTACGTCCAAATACACCGAAATTCTTATCCATGCGCGATAACGATTTCGTCTGTCGCTTAATTTGTGCGTCCAGTCGTTTACCTTCGGCAGTTGACTTTCGTTGTGCCTCTGTTAATTCTTTGTATCGCTTCTTTGCAATTCCCATTGATGCACTGATATGATCATAAGAACCAGCTGCTGAATTCTGAAGCTTTGCTTCTAGTTTTGATTGAGCATTCGCACGTCTTTTTAAATCGGTGACCTGTGCAAGCTCTTTGCCGCTTTTTGATGTTACTTGTGTCAATCGCTTAGTTGCTGTGTCAAGCTGCTTCTGTGTTGACGCCAGCTTCTTGCTTTCAGCTTCTTGCTTTGCTGTTAATTTCGTCAACGCTTCCATTGCTTTTGTCAGATCCTTTGTTGCTGTCGTATCAAACTTCAACAGCTTTGCGGCTTTCTGAACACGCTTCAGCGATGCCTTGATCTGCTTTTCAGCATCCTTAAAACCCTGAATAAACTTTTTCAGTATATTCGGGTCAAAGATGTCATCATATTCTATGCGGCTCTGTCCTGGCATTTAGAATAGGTTATAAGTGAAGTTGAATAAATATACACAAGTCCTCACCAGCAATCCGGCAATCAATGAAATCAGCGGAAGTAGAATAATCAGATATGCCCACCCTTTTATAAATTGTTCGGCTGATTTCTTAAATACAGCGATTGCCATTTTACGCTCGATCTTACGAAGACCTTTTTCACTCTTTGAAAAATCGTCAATAATCTGCTCACGCCTTGCTTCTGCTTCTTTGTCTGTTGAGTTCTTCTGTTTGTCTGTCATAGCTTTGCATTAATTTGTACCATTTATAAGCACTCATTTTCTTTGTATCAATTTCAAACTTAAAGAAGACTATTAAAATTACAGCCTGATCTTCAAGTGTCTGTTCGCTCTTATGCTCGCTGTTCGCGTTGATTTCGTTTTCAAGTTGAGCGATCTTTGTCTTTATCATTGATAGATTTGCATTGTAATCATCACATGACATTATTAATTTCTGCTTCTTCAGTTCAAGCAATTCGATATGCTGGTCTAAATAATGACCGCCATATGTTTGCGAATCTTGGATCTTATGAACTTCGTCCTGCATGTTGAAATACAACTCAGAAAGAAGCTCCTGGTCAACTTCAGCTTCGTCAATCAACTGACTGAAATCTTCGTGCCTGATCAGATATCTAAGATCAAGCGTATGTTTGATTTTATCCCAGTTCCATATCGGGATTTCTGTCAAATCTTGATACAGCCGTATAGATTGCCTTTTTGTCGCTGTCATTGAAGTCTTTTTCTGTCATTATATCATATCCCTGTGGCAAGCAAACCTTGATCACCACGTGCGTTTCACCGCTTTCATTTGCCCTACGTTCAGCAAGCCTGATTGCTTGGCTCTTGTTCATATTCCTGTTGCTTTCTTAAATTGCATCAAATAAATCGGTCTTAGTTTCTCAAAGAACTTTTGCATGTTTTCATCTGTCAGGCCGTATATTGATGCCATTTCGCCATACCTATTATCAAGATGATTTGCAAGATCAAAACCTTTTGCTTTACGATTTGAACCTATCACAACAGCTTTCTTTAATGCTTTCGCTTTGATGCTGTCATGAAACTGCCCTGAATCCTTCAGCGTGATTCTGTCTACCGGCTGACCTTTCTTCTTTTTCATTCTGATAGTACCGGATGAATATGGAAACGGCTGTAACTGATTGCCGTCTGAATCTTTACCTTTCCACATCTGATCACGATTCATGACCTCGATGTCGTCTTGCAATTCAGCGACAGCCGTCTGCATAATATCATTCTGCTTGACAGACCTTAGCTTATCAATGATCTTTTCAAACATTCTTTTTCTTCGCCGGCTTCTTTTGCATTTCTGCTTTCTTGCCTGTTAATAGCGTGAACGCTGATTCAATAGTGTGATTGTTACGTGCAAGATCACATAGGACAACATTATTACCTTCAAAGAATTCTTTGAAATGTTTGAAAGACCAGTGCTTGACCCTTTTGTCGAAATCTGTTTTACCAATTTTCATACTATTCGGATATTACGAAAGTACCGTCATCTCCTGCCTGGTATCCGGCAGTTGTCATCGCGGCAGGTTCTTTCAGATTAATAGTGTAATTGTCTGGGCCAAGCTCCGACATTGCTAAGGTGTAGCGCCCAGCAATCGTTGTTGACTCAGTTGAAGTCGTAATTGACTCAGTCGAGGGCGTGTCATCCTCAAGAATGAAATCATCTTTCACAAGCCCTGTGACAGGCGTTAGATCGCAGTCCGTTTTTACATCAATGACAACCGAGGTCGCTATTGAAGTAACGACAGTCACATCAGCGTCAAGAAGACCGGATAATGACCTTGCTTCCCAAGAGACAATCGCATCATCTTTTGGATTAATTACAATGCCGTGATCATTCCACTGGTATGCTTCTTTCTTATAGATGCGGATTTGGGACAAGCGGCCTTCTTCTGCCGTTGCGTCCATGTCTGCCTCTACGTTGAAAAACACGTCAAAAGGAAGCATCTTAATGCCGTCTGTTGACCAGGCTTTAATATAACCCTCGTCAGTGATTTCGTATGCTTTCCATTCCTGGTTGTTGAACTCACGAAGTTTCTTCATGAAGCATACAGGTGCATTCAGATATGCGGCAATTCCGTCAGCGTCACCATCTTTCACGCTATATTTGTCATTGAAGTCGCCCGACGTATATATGTGGTCTTCGCGCGAAGGTGCATATCTAAAGAATTTTGGCAGCGGATACCACCTGATTGATTCGTCAGCTTTGATCTTTGCTGTCCACGTGGCCTCAAGCAGTGAGTTTGCTTCAGTATCTATTTCCGCTGTTGGTGGAACTAGAATAAAGCTTTGACCCCTGCCATAATTGCCACGACATTTTGGAAGTCCGGTATTCGCACCTCCGCTGTTGCATGTTGATTTATATCCCATTTTAATATGTATTTGTTATTTTACAATCGTTTGAATAATGTATTAAACAGTCAAAGCGTAAAGCCCCGAACTGCTCTGTGATGAATTCTGATTCTATTTCAGAAACACTGAAGTCAGAAAAACAATCTTCAATCTCATCATATACAGATTCAATGTCCAGGTCGGAAACATTCTTCAATGCCTCTACGACATCGTATTTCAACCTTTCTGTATATCTGTATTTGTAAGCTGTTCCGATTGCTCTCATGCGAAATGAAAAGATAATACTTATCGCTGTTGTGTATTCGTGGAAGCCGTTGTTCTCGCTGTCAAGCGTCTGCGGTTGCTTCACGTACACAAACGACTGCGAGGTAAGCATATCATTCGGAAAAGCACTTTGGTAGTCCTTAGTGCTTAATTGATAAACCGCCGGATAGTACACTTTCGTATTAGTTTCTACATTTCGCCTTGCAAATTTATAAGCACGTGCAAATGAAACCTCATTCCACGATAGCAGCATCAGTGCAGATTGTATGTCTGCGATCTTTGCGTCAATCAGTTTTGGATCCGACACTTGAAATTCTGATGGAGTGCTATATGTCATCGTGCAGTTAAATTTGAAATTCTACTTCGTTTCTTCATAGTCAGTTTGTCAAGACCTGCAAAATCAAGATGTACAATTTTCAGCTCACGTTCATACTTTGCTTTCAATCCTGACTCAATGTTTAATTCATTGAATGCAAGATCCCGTGTTTCTTTCTTGATGTCGTTTGCTCTAATTGAGTTTACGACACGTTCAAGAATATCAACAGCGACACCATATCCGATAACATTGACAAGTGCCGACTTCTGTGTAAGAAGCTGTTTTGTAATATTAGTCTGGACGGTGAACGCAAAATTAAGTCCGTATGTTTCTGAAGTATAATCAATCGAATCAAGATCAAACAATGTTGCTGTTGTATGATCAGCGACTTTCATCGACTGAATAGTGAACAAATGCTTCATTGCTTCTACATTGGCCATATCCCATTCGCGATTAATAGCATTGGCTGTCACATCTTGCTGAAGGTATCCGATATAAAATTTACCACCGACATAAGTGTCAGTGATATGCTCAAGATACTTCGCTGTTTGTGATTCCCATGCTTCAATATCCTGCTCCGGTGTTACCTCAATAGTATAAATAGGGTCTTGTTTTGACGAATGAAACACATACAAATTGAATGTATCCGCTGCATCAAAGGTCAACCCTATCGCATTAAGAACAAGCATGATGTTATCCGAATGACATAACTCGATTTCATATCCGACAAAAGCATTGCCAGTGTACGTCAATTTTGTGTCAATCACATTCGCATAATTGAATAGCCTTAGATTTTCATACAGTGCCTTGCTTTCTGGTCTGAACTTCTGCATCAAAGTGTTAATCGTTTTCACGAACGATGCTTTGACAAGATCAGTCAGCCAGGTATTAAAGTCTGCATCCGACAGTTCTGACGGCGAAATCGCTTTCAACACCTCGACAGTTATCAGACTATGATAGTCTTGATAATACATGCCTGATGAAGTAGCTTTGTTCGCTGTGTCAATGATATCGAATTCAGAGCGAAGCCCTGTTTTGAAGCCCAAAAGACCGTATAAACCTGTGCGAATAGAACTGTGATTGTACATCTTGATTTATTTAATGTTTGTTTTTATAGCTGAAGATCGATGTGTCACTTCAGCTTGTAAACATAGGTCGTTGAAACAAGTGTTGAATCGTTCGCGGTCCCTGTGACTTTCCATCTATAAAAGTTGAATGGATTGTCGAAGATTATTACCTGCTGAATTGCTCCTGCAACCATTGTCAGTGTATCATTGTTCGGGTAATATACAAATAGGTTGGCGACCGGTGATAGGTTCTTATATGATGTGCCGTCAACTGATCCCTGAAGAATAAGATATCCGTCAGTGTCTTTGATTTCTGTACAAAGACCTTGAATCGTCAGCATGTCACATGCTCTCGATATCACAACATCACCTGTATAGATTGGTGTTGCAGATACAGCATATGCCGATTCTGCCGTGTACACATGTCCTGGTTGTGCTTCAACGGTAGCTGAAACACAAACAAACATGAGAAATGTAAAAATTAAAAGAATGAGATTTTTCATTTTGTTTCCTCTTTATGTTTATAATTTATGACTTCAAGCCAATCTTGAAGATAGGTGATTCACTTGCTGTTGATATGTCAGCAGCTACGCATGAGATGTCAATCGAAACTTCAAAGAATTCGTTGACATCCTGTGTTTCGCCGAACGTGGCGTTGTTGTCTGCACCGGCAGTATATTGGTGAACAGCAAAAGTTAATCCGCTTCCGAGTGGATCAATAATGTTGCTGTATTCATAAATGCCTTTCTTCGCATTCGCTCTGTTTGCGGCAGGAATCCATGATACAAGTCCTACTGTTGCTTTCGGGATCAGATAACCTGAAGCCTCTACACCCGTTGGATTTGTCAAGTCGTCAGTTGATTCGACATAGTCGATACCGGCAAACTGAAATCCGAGATTCGTCGCATTGTAGGCACCCTGTGCTGACTGCTGTTGAAGCAGTGCATACATACGAGGGTCCGCAATCGCATCAAGTCCCCAGTCATACCACTGTTGGCGCATGAATGATTTTGAATACTGAGCAAGGTAGTCGGCATCTGCTGCCGCTACTTTTGCAAGATAGTTCGATGCATCCCATTCAACATTTTTTGGTGTCGCTGATTTGACAACCTGTGATTTTGAAGATGCAAGCCATGCAAGTGAATATGTTTCAATGTCAGCGTGAAGATCCATGATTGCAGACAGAAGTCTGTTAGCAAACATTTCTTGGTATGATTCTTCGTTCCTGTCACCCATCTTCAAAGACATCTTGAAGGCGCGTGATTTCGTCGCCCAAGACATATTGGCAAGTGTCGAATCACCGACGGAACCGGTGTGATTGTGTGAACGTGCTGATGCACCTGTTGTTGTTGCACGATTTAAAATACTTATTGATTTCGTACGCTGATCTGAATTCTTGATTGAATCAAGTCCAGGAATCAACATACTGTTATTCTGTTGCAAAAGCATCAGAACAGGATTCGGCTTTTGACGCATTTCCGGACGCTTGAACATCTCGTTGAAGCGAAACCGTGCGGCAAGTAATTGTGTTGCTGTGTAATTAGCCATGATTATTATTTTTATTGTTTACAAATAAGATGACATTATCTTGTCGATCACTCGCCTTGTATCTCAAGCATCATACTATGTCTGCATGATTCTTTTTTGCTGTTCCGGTGACATATGCTTCTCCATCAACGCAACAACTGTATCTGATTGCACTTGAAGATTGTGCGATTTACAATATGCTTCAAGTTCATCTGCTGATTGTATTTTTTTAAATGATACAACAGTCGATGAATGTTCGCCAAAATCGTCACCTTCGTCACGCCCAGACTGTCGTTTCTTGTCAGTCCATTTGCGCTCAGCGAAGAAGTCTGCGATCACTGCATTTATTTTTAACGGTTCAAGTTTGTCGTCTTTCATCACTTCACCGTTTTTCTTTATTGATATCTTTCCGTCTTCAGATGAAAATTCATGTCCGCTTCTGATTAATGTCTTTACGTCAGATGCCGTCATTCCTTCCGGATATGTGCCAATATTTTGTATTTCGGATTCAATCAACACATCAATAGATTGACTTGTTAATTTGCCATTCAGCGCATTAAGGTCTGTCTGATGCGACTGCTTCAACGTGTCAATCGTTTGCTGAAGTGTTGTCTTTTCTTTTTTCAGTTCTTCGACAAGTTTGTCAGGTTCTTTGTTTGCCTCTTTTAGCACACTTGCTTTGTGCGCTTCCAATAGGTTACCAACTGTCTTACCTTCAAATTCAAGTCCTAACGCCTCACGATGCTGTTTGACATCCATTTCAATCCCGGCAACTTTCCCTTCGCTGTATCCGGCTGCTTTAAATTCTGTCTGCAAATTCGTTTCACGTGTTGACAATTCATCCGGTGTAAAGATTTTCAGTTCCGGGATTGTCACATCAGCTTCTTCTTCTGATGTCAATGCTGTTACAAATGCTGTTGTTTTTTCAGCATCAAGTTTCAATATTTCAGCTAGATTCTTAGCTTGCTCTTCTTTAATCATTGTCTTGATTGTTTAGTTTATACTTGTTTGTTTATTCAACATCATCCGGAAACTGCTCGTACAATTCCACAAAGATGTCATGTTTGTTTTTCTTTGTCAGTTCAAATTCAAATGATTCGGCTGCCGCTTTCAATTCCTTTACAGTAAATTCGTCTTCTGTTTTTTCCAAAAACTTCACTTCAGACTTTTCACCTTTGACTTTGAATTTCGCCAGGTTGTCTTTCGATGCTTTACGGAATAATACTTTGTAATCTCCGTAAGTGTTGTTATGTGATTCATTCAACACTTCAGCGTTATCTTCACTGATTTCTACAATGCCGACTTCGATTTCAGTTCCTTCAGCATCATTCAATTGTTTGTACTTCAAATACTTCATAATTCAGTTGTTTTAGTTTGTTTAGGTGTTACATATAATTTAAGATCATCACGCATCTTATTAATGTCGGTCATGATCACATATCCTGATTCTTTACTTCCCAACCATTCAGTGAAATAATACTTTTTAAGCTTATCAATAGCCTCAACTGAAAGCCCTTCGACCTGTTCTGCTGTCATATGAATAAACGGTTCAACGAACATCAGTCGAACGAACTGATCAAATCTTGACGGCTGTGACCTAAATTCTGATTCATAGAACTGTTCAAGCATATAGTCAAGCGTTGCAACCGGCGATCCTTTTTCGCGTGCAGACTGATATCTGATCCATATCGCATCAGCTGATTCAATTGCATATCTACGACCAAGACCCACCGAGCTACCCTTGTAAGCTGCGCCATACATTATAGCACCGATGAAGTCTGTCAAGTGCTGTTCTATAGTTTCAGCAGTTTCGCTAAACTCGTCGATACGATCATGCACTGGTTGTGCATCAAGGAACCGGCCTGTTGCTGTTTCGTTTGTTGCCTGCTCACGTGTGAATGTCCCCCACAGTGTGAAGTGCATTAATCTTTGCAGCCAGTCAAGTTCAGTTCTTTGCTGTGTCCATGACGCGACATCTGGCTGCACATATCCGGCCGGAGGTGCGATGTTTGTTTCATCAGCGTTCGGGATGTCAAGACCGAATATCTTCGAAACATCCTTTCTAATATCTTTACCGTAACCATGACAGTGACTGCACTCGTTGTTATCAATCTTGCCTGTACCGTCGCAAAATATACAGTCAGGCAGATAGGCCCAGAAGATAGGATATGAATGCAGTGCTTTGTATATCGTATGTATAGAGGTATCACGAAGGTATTCATCTGCTAAGTCAATCACATCTTCGACAGGTGACATCTTTAACGTTGATTCAGGGTCCAGGAGGTCAGAGCATAACACAGCCGGGATCTTACCAATCTCATTTTTAATCAACAGTTCTTCGACAATAGTTGCCTTTTCGTCTTTATATCTAACAATGACATCCTTCTCGTCATCAATTACTCTGTAATATTCAGCATCTTTGTCAAGTTCTACTTCAGTGTATTGTCGTGCATCGCCTTTGAACGGTTTGAATATGATGTATTCAAGCAAGATTCCACTAGGGCAATAATCATGAATGGTTGTGATTGCTTTGTATTTCGGATTCGGTTCGCCGTTGCTGTTTATTTCAATCAGGATCACACCATTTGGATCAGTGAACATCTTATTCTTCCATCGCTTTTTAAGCCACTGACGAAGGCCTATACCGTTGACACGTGATAGATAGTTAGTAAACTCGTTTACATCTGCGACATCATAGAAGACTGATCCACCTTTTGCACTGAACGTTTTATCAAACGGACGCAACAATGTACCAAAGATTGCACGATTACTCCTGACAAGTCTTTTGCGAAGCTCACGTTCTGGTTCTGATTCTATACCTGACAGCTCTTCGATTGCCTCTTCAGCGTTCACGCCGTTGATATGCATTGCAAGCCGCGAATTCTTTTCAACAGCAAGATCAATCAAGTCTCCGTATTTAGGCTTCTTAATCAGTTCTTCGATTTTGTCAATGTCAAGTATCATTGTCTATTTGTTTACAAAAATATAAAAGCAGATGCGATAATCAACGCCGCTGCAATTGCCAGGCCGATTGAAAAATACTTCAGCACGGCAAGCGTTTTGCCTAAACCTCTTTCGCGTATGTCATATCCTGTGTTCATGTTATGCGTGTGTCAGTGATCGTTTCTTTACTAATTCAGGATACATTCTCATCATCAAAGTATCTGCGTAATCCGGTGACCGGCCTAATAAATCCTTCTGCTTTTCTTTCTTGATCACTCGTAATCTGTTCTCATCGTCAATCTTGTCACGAAGTATCACAGCCAACTCTTCTGTAATCGCTTCGTTGTGTGTTGTGGTCTTGATATATATCTTTCCTCCATTCACGTAGTCAGCAAGCTTATAATAACATTCAGTCTTTAGATTCTCATACATCTTATTCTTAGCCTTACTTCCATTTTTGAATCCAACACATGACAGATGGTCTACTATTCCCCCGCCGGCACCGTCTTCATCAACTATGATTCTGCTTCGTGGCACGTGGTGTTTATGTGCAAGATTCTTGATCGCTTCTTCGATGTCCGTTGTCTTGCTGATATTGAACGTCCGAATCTTAATCACTCGAAGACCTTCCCAGAGCATGATGACAGCCTTATCGCTTCCAAACCTGGCAACATCCGCCGTTATGTATGGAGTTATCGAACCATTGACGAACGTGTTAGTGAACAGATCGCTAATCTGCTCAAATCGCATCAGTGCGTCATCGTCATCGTCGTAGTCCCAGTTGCCATACTTCAGGCGTTGCTTAGTGACCTTGTCGGTGATCGAATCAAGCGCATCATGATATACTTTATCGAGATACTTATTATCAAGAGCGAGCGATTGAATGAACGCATATCCTTTTGGAAGGATGCCCTTCTTGAACGGCTTGAAGAAAGTGCTGTATAGCCAATTCTTTTTTGGATTCGCCGTGATGAGCATTTTCGGAAACAGATTGTATTTTTTATTCTCACACCTTCCAATTCTAGTCTTTAGAATGTCGAACGCTTTGAATTCTGTTTCACCTCCCTCGTCAATCGCACCACTTGTATATTCAATCGAACCGAATCGTTCATACAATGGATCAGATGGATAGTATTGCAGATCCAACAAGTCAACCCTTGAGCCATTTGTCAGTTCAATGAAGTTATCTTGTCCGTTGTATTTCCAGTCACCGGCAGGAATGTTATGATGTTTCAGTACTTTAAAGAACGTTATTAATGTTGATTGTCTTAATCTTTTTAATTCTTTTCTTCCGATGAAGTAGCGTGTTCCAGGATACATGTACATCCAGACCACTATCCATTCACAGATCAACCAGGACTTACCACCGCCTGCACCACCGCCGAATAGTATGAACTTTGTATGGTCGTCTTGAAGTAGTCCATACGCTTCATGCTGTTTCTTTGTTGGTTTTATTCTCGGCTTCATTGGATTTTTCGTATAGTTCAATCAATGCGTCCAATTCTTTCGCTTCATTATCGGATAGTCCTATGGTAATTCCTTCACTCTCCCACCATAATTTGCATTCCTGTAAGACTAAATCTGTGAGTCTATTTTTATCAGGAACGGTTAATGTTTTTGCTTTGCCTGTCATGGTTATTCTGCGTTAGATTTAGCATCGGCTTCATCTGTTTCATATATGAATCCTTCTATAATATCTTTCGGAAGTATTATTTCGTTTTCGCGTCTGTCACGCCATAAGGCAGGTTGTCTGTTCTTCATCCAGAATATACATGCTGTTGTGTCAGGAGGGTAATGTTTGACAGTTGAAACAATTAACGGAACTCCACTATCGTTGAATATCTTGTCTTCTGGGTGTTCGTACCCTTTCGCTCTATGGAATAGGCTGTGTGCGATTGTGGCGTCTGCCTCGTCTTTACCTTTTTTAAGGGCAGCATAAAACTCTTTATGCTTCTTCTTCCAATTATCAATAGTCTTTACACAAACATCAAAGTATGTTGCTAATTGTTCATCTGTTGCGCCTAGCAAGCAATAGTTATATACTAGCTTTGTATATTCATCCTTATAATCGGTATCTCTACCGCCGCCCTTGTTACCCTTTGCGTATGAATTACCTTTATGCGCTGGCATTGTCTTTACTTATCAAATCACGTTAATAAACGAAATTAAACTGTAAAGATAGACTGATTCTAAATAAATAACAAGTTTGTTAATAACTTCCTGATAGGAATGAGAGAAATCCCATACTTTCATACGGGCTTGTCACATGATAACCTCCCTCTTGTTTATATGCTTTCGTATATCTTAATAAGCCCGTCTAGCTCCCCCACTTCGTCAGTGGATAGTCCTATGGTAATCCCTTCACTCTTCCACCATGCTCTGCATTCCTGTAAGGCTAAATCTGTAAGCTTATTTCTATTAGGAACGGTTGACGCTTTTGTTTCTTTACTCATGATTTCATTGTCTTGTGTTTTAAATTGTTATAAAAATAAGTGGAATAAAGTTACCACTATCAAGTAGTTGTATGCAATTAAATTTTCTCCTTGTCAAACCTTAATTTATACCTATAACCATCACTAACGCTTGTCATTTCAATATGTGTCTTTAAGTCAAGTACATTCATTGTTGCAATTAAGGTTTTAGAGACAGTTTGTACTAACTCGTCTAATTGTTTTTCGGTTGTTTTGTCCATATTTATAATCTTAAAAAATTTAACTGTTCACTTCGTCCTTCTTGTCCTCATTATCTCCAACGTTCGGGCTTTCAGCCTGAGCATCAGAATTTATTGATTGTAGGATCGTAGCTGCCCTTTCACGAAGCAATCCGAAATTCCAACCAATATCAACTTCTGACACATCTTTTAATAAATCAATTAATTCCTGGTCTTTCATATATTTGTTATTTTAGTATTGTTTTCTTGCGTCACTCTCACCAACTGACTGTATATCGAATGCTCAGGTTGAATGGCTCTCCATGCTTCGCACTCACGCCATACAGCCCGAACGTTAGGCGAAATACCTTTTATTTCCCTCCCCTTGTCGGTCTTCAAGCTAATTGAGGTGAGAGAGGACACAACGGGCAGTCCATTACTCTACCTCGCTGTGCTTCATTAGGCTTTTCATCAAACCTTCCTCTCCAATGTTATTTGTTAGTGTTTGTTATCTCTGTACCATTTAATAGCCTTCATCCAAGCCTTTGCTGTTCCATACATATGTGCAAATTGTTTTGTATATTCTGTATCATATAAATGCTCATGGACTTTTTTTGCTATCTCCTCATCACTCAGCTCTTGTGGCTTATCTTTATTCTCAGCATCAGCAATACAGGCTTCTTCCCATAAATCATTGGGAGCTTGTGGCTCTGCGAGGGATTGTTTAATTAACACGTGCCTATTCCTACCAAAGCAAGCCTGACATGGAGCTGATATATCATCTGAATTATACCAAATACAAGTCTTGCATGGCTTTGTGAGGGGCTGTTTATCTAATTCAGTAAAATACTTATCGCAATTCACACACTTATTAGGCAGGTCGGCATCTTGTACGTACTTATTGCACCCACAATAAGGGCAAAGAATATCTTCCTTCAACGCCTCGCGGGGGAGGGATAAGGCAAGTATTTTACTCTCCTTTGATTCGATGTAATTATTAATCATTTCCTCGCTTGGTGGAGATTCGCATAGGTATCCATTAACATAAGCGTTTTCAAGTAATTTGATAATTTTTGCTTTGTCTTTCATATCAATTTAGTTTCATATATGGTTAGTAATATAAATGTCTGGCGAGGTAATAAACTGCAATGATCCCTGCAATAATAATCAACACGCTGATCTTTATGTATTTGTCTGATTTTATAAACATACTAACGGCTGTTCCAATTCCATCGAATATTGTCACGATAAGAAACAGAATGAAAAGAAACAATAAAATCACACATTGAAAAAAGTTGATGACACCGGTCATGATTCCGTTCAATAATTTACTGATACTTTGCTTCAGCGTTCTGAAGTCTTCTTGAGCTGTCTTTTCTGTGAAATATTCTTTCATGATTGCTATTTTATTCGTGTAAGTATTTGCCGTATTTCCAATTATGATCAGACAGAAAATACAGATAAGCAAACGGATAAGTCTTTTCGGATGCAGTGTTGTACAAAACACCTTCATAATTGAAATTCTGATGACCGAATACTGTTTCAAAAATCCGCTGCGACGGATTGCCGGTGAAGCTGTATGATCTTATATTCGAACAGCATTGACAGATCGCTGTTGTGCGATAACCGAAAGGTATCCATTCAGCACCTGTGTATTGATATACAATACTGTCGTTGTTCAGCGCGATGTCGCCAAGTTCCGATGATGCTATTGTGTCGATGTCAACTATGATTCCTAATCGAATTGATGACGGCTTCACGATAAGCGTTGCTGTATCTTGTGCGAATGACAGCACTGAAATAAGTATTATTACGATAAAGATAATTGATTTTTTCATGTTGTTGTTTTAATGTTTATTTTTCTGAACGCACAACACTTGTCTTCATTGCCGTTCATTCTTTGATTTGCGTATTCTGGCGTGACTTCAAGCTTTAATAGTGCAATGCAGTAGCCTTCGACATAGTTTGCACATTTGCTGCATATCATGATAAAATTTCCTCCATATGATCACAAACAAGTTCTTCAATTTCATCAAGGCCGGTCACAAGCTGAAGAAGTTTCTTAACTTCATATCCGTATGTGTCTCGCCATTCTTCTGCGTCACTGACAGCCTCAAAGATTACATTCAGATCCTTACTTTCGTACTTCTTTTTCTTATCGCACGTAGCCAGGAACATAAGATTAGAAATCCGGTCACCTTCATAATGAATTTGCGCGATGTCGAATTCTGATGCTGAATTTGTTTCTTCTTCGCTGCGTTGGTAGGTTCCTGTTACTGTCAGCGTTTCGCCTTTGAATATGATTGTTGCGTACATTATTTTGATTTTAATTAGTTTCTAAATAGCCATTCACTACCTTCATAAATTCATCCAATGAATAACAAACTTCATATCTGTAAGACTGCTTTTCAACATCTTTTTGAAATCGTTTTTGGTTTTCGTTTTGGTAATTGCCTTTGATTTTTAATTCTATAAACAGTCCCGGAGTATCCATTAATATTTCTCCGTCATCTGCATATCGCGGCACTGCCAGAAATAAATCAGCAACCCCAGATAGAACGCCCTCACGCTTCAATTTAGTGGCTACCTTTACATTTCGCATGCCTCCGTTGGGTGTCGCCCACATCAAGCCAGAATATTGATTGTATTGCATCCTGAACCAATTTACACAAGCGACTTGTAATTTATGTTCGTTCTGTTTCATTTGCTTTGATTTTAGTGGCGGAATTCGGAATCGAACCGATATGCCTATTATTTCAGCATCGCATCAAGCTTGACCGCCTTGTGTTTAATATTTAGTTTTTTTAATCCGTAAAATTTCTTGCCATACCCTCGTACGTTCATCAAATATACAAGATCTAAACACATTTGTCAATACCTTTTATCAATTATCTTTACTTTAAATGTTAGTTTATATTCTGTCTAAATAGTTTTATCTTATCTTCTTGTATCTCATAGCTAGAATTAAACCACCGAATGAAAGCAAAGTGTGCATCAGTCAGCTTTTCAAGGTATTGTTTTTTGTCACCGTATGCGATATGGCATTTTCTACATACACCGATTAGATTTTCAATGAAGTCGTTTTGTGAAGATCCGCCTGACTTTCGTGCGAAAATATGATGAACGTCAACAGCACGCCTTCCGCAAATCTCGCAGGGCCGGTATTCATCTTCAGCATAGCCAAAGAAATTAATATAAATCGAAACGTGTTTTTTCATTATGCTCTATTTTGACGTTCTTCATTTTGCTGTATTTGTTTCAAGTATGATATGGTTTCGGATTCCATTCTGGAGCATATTGAATTCCTTTGAATATTCAAACAGCCGCTTCAGTGAAGTGAATGCGTGACGCTTGCCGTCTGATGACGTTGCAATGATAATTCTTCTTTTCATGTTATATATTTTAGAAAACCGGTAACCAGAAACACCTGCGAAAAAACGCAAATAAAATCACAAA